TGAGCCTGACGACGAGACGGGACTTTTCCTGTGTCGGGGCGAGGCCGAGGGCACGGCATATCTGGTGGCACGGCAGGATGAGGAGAGCGGCGAGCTCACCGATTTCATTTTGAAGGGAGATTTGAAAGCATGAGTATAAGCGAAAGACCTGGGGTTTACACCTCCTACGAGGTCAGCTCCAGGGTGTCCGCCTACGGGTCCGGAGGGGCTGTGGGTCTGGCGGCGTGCGCCTCCGGCGGCGAGGCTGGCGTTGTGACGGCGGTGACGGACTATGCCCAGGCGCTGGCAAAATTCGGCGGCGGGGCTATGGCGGAGCTTGTCAGGGTACTGCTGATAAACGGCGCGCCGGTGGTTTACGCCTGCCCGGTGGCGGATGGCAACTACGAAAGCGCGTTTGCCGCGCTTATGGGTCAGCGGGAAATTAAGTATATGGTGTGCGACAGCCACGACGGGGCGGTGCATCAGGAGATGCTATCGGCGATAAACGGCGCGGACGAGGCGGGGAAATACCGCATCGGCATCGTGGAGACGGAGCTGGATGAGCCTTCCGAGCTGGTGGAGGCGGCGAGGGACCTGAACAGCGAGAGAATGGTGCTGGTTTCCCACCATCAGGTGGATGGCACGGCTGGCGCTGTGGCGGCGGCTGTTTGCGGCGTTTTGGCGCAGCAGAGCGACCCGGCGCTGCCTCCCAACGGGGCAGAGCTTGGGGGACTGGGCGAGATAGGCGGCAGCTTCTCCGACGGGGAGCTGACGCTGCTGCTGAAAGGCGGCGTGACGGCGGTTGAGAGCGTGGGCGGCGTTATCAGCGTTATACGCGGCGTGACCACGCGCACCACCACGGCCGGTGTTGCCGACACAACTTGGCGGGAGGTGACCACCATAATGATCGTGGACAGGGTCATTCCCCAGATACGGGACAGCCTGCGGACTAAGTTTGCAAGGGCGAAAAACAACGCCCAGACCAGAGGCGCGATACGCACACAGGTGATAATCCAGCTTGAGGACATGGTGGAGCGGGAGTTCATCGACAGCTACGGCGACGTGAGCGTGCAGCCGGACAGCCAGGACCCCACGGTTTGCCTGGTGAGCTTCAGCTTTGCGGTGGCGCACGCGCTCAACCGCATCGAGCTGCGCGCCAGCATTACGGTTTGACGGGAGGAGTGAAGAATGAGTATGACGGGTTTTCCCACAAGCAGCGACATCTATCTTGAGGCCGACGGCAAGAAGGTGGCGGTGGTGCAAAGCTACAAGGCCAGCGCCAAAAAGACCGAGAGGGTCATCGAGGCTTTTGGAGAGAGTCAGCCGGTGGCGACCATTGCAAACCAGCCCACCTACACCGTGGAGCTGACCAGACTTTACGCCACCGACGAGGCCATAAGCGACGGGATAGATTTCCACACACTGGAAAATTTCTCCCTGGTGATAGTCAAGCCGGACAGACGGGTGGTTTACACCGGCTGCAACTGGAGCGAGATCGCCGAGGACGGACAGCTATCGGAGATGGTGGCGGAGAAGATCAAAGTTATCGCTTCAAAGCGCGTGGAGACTGACAACTGATGACGGGAGAGCTTTTGCAAAAGCTCTCCCGTGACGGCGGCGCGAGGCTGAAGTGGCAGGTGTGCCGCACGCTGGGCATTGCGCCGGGGTCTTTGACATACAGGCTGATGAGCAGGCGACGCGTGATAGAATACGCCTGCCAGATGGTGCTGGACATGGGCGCGGAGAGCGCCCAGACGGGGGAGAGCTTCGATATGGGGCGCTTCCTCCGTCTGAAGGAGGGCGCGAAATGAGAGAGTTTGAAAAAAGCCTGCGTGGACTTAGCCAGGCACAACTGGAGCAGTGTGCGAAGACGCTGCTGGAGCGGCTAAACGGCGCGGGAGCGGCGGCGACCGTGGAGAGGCAGACGTGGGATGAGAGCGGGGAAAAAGCGCGCAAACGGCAGGACTACGGCCAGGCGGCGGAGGTTTCCGCGACAGAGGCGGCGGATGCGTATGCTCAGGACACAGGCGGGGAGACGAAGACGGCTGAGACCGCGCAGGAGACTGTACTGCTGCGGAAAAGGCTGGATGAGCTCAGCCGAGAGCGGGAAAAAAATCTTGCGGGGGAGGACGGCGACAACGGGGTGAGCGCGGCCTTTCGCGGGCCGGAGAGGCGCTACGACAACGCCGTGGGCTCACGCGGGATGGAGATGAGCCGGGTGTCCGATTTCTTCCGCCGGGACAGCCGCCGCTATGACGCGGGCTTTGAGAAATACTGATAGGGGGCAAGAAAAATGACGCTCACACCGATGAGATTTAAAGATTATGTGTGGCCCCACAACCCGAGAGTTTATGAGATAAGCTATAAAAAGGACATTGTCTCCCACAGGGTGCCCTTTGGACTTTACAGCCTGCAGAACATGGGCAGGCAGCACAGAGTGCTCAAGGGCGAGGGAGAGTTCGTGGGCGAGGGCGCTTATGAGCAGTTCAAGGCACTGGCGACGGTGTTTTACGACTCCCAACCGGGGACGCTGGTGCATCCGCTGTGGGACGTGACCACGGCTTATTTTGCCGCACTATCCCTGCGTCAGGAGCCGACGAAGGACTATGTCAGCTACGAGTTTGAGTTCTGGGAGTGCTACAACGGCTATGATGCCAGCATTAAGACGGCGGTAAGCACCGTTGGCAGCGGCAAGGGGCAGGCATCTTCCGCGAAAACTGCCTCGGAGAAGTATTACACGGTGGTTTACGGGGACTGCCTGTGGAGTATTGCGCAGAAAAATGGGATGAGCTTGAGCGCACTGGTAGCGCTCAATCCGCAGATCAAAAATCCGAACCTTATCTATCCCGGGGACAGGATAAGGCTTGCTTGAAGGAGGCGGGGGGATGACAGGTTTTATTACGGATGTCTCGGGCGCTGTGCAGCAGCTGCCACAGCTGCTGAGCTGGGATGTTTGCCACGGCTTTTGCTCGCCCTGCGACAGCTTTGAGGTGAGCTTTGTATACAGCGCAGCCATGCTCCCCGCGCTGAAAAAGGCGGTGAGCTTTAGGGCCAGCCACGACGGGGAGACGGTTTTTCGCGGCGTGGTGGATGAGTTCCAGCTAAGCGCCGACGTGAGCGGATGCGCCGCGGTTTTGCGCGGGAGAGGTATGCAGGCGCTGCTGCTGGACAACCAGGCGGAGAGCGTGGAGTACACGGGTGCTACGGCGCAGTACATACTCTCCCGCCACGCCGAGCCCTGGGGCGTGAAGGATGTGGACACGGCGGGACTGGAAAATATCCGCGCCGACCTGTCCGTTTCAAGCGGCAGCAGCCAGTGGAGCGTTATCAGCCGCTTCGCGGAGTTTTGCGCGGGGATGAAGCCGCGCTTTGACCGGGAGGGACGGCTGATATTAAACGGGGCGAAGGGCACTCGTGAGCTGGAGATAAGCTACAAGACGCCCATTTCCGCCCAGACCTACACCCAGGACAGGTACGGGGTGATTTCGCAGGCGACGGTGAAAAACCGCGTGCTGGGCACTTCCGTGACGGTGGAAAACGCGCCTTTCCTGGCGCTGGGTGGCCGCTGCCTGCGCTTGGTGAACGTGCCGCGGAAGACCACGTGGGACGCCATGCGCTACACGGGGACATACCAGATAAAGAAGTCGGCAGAGGAGTTTCGCCGCTGCTCGCTGACGGTGCCGGAGCTGTTCGCCGCGTTCCCGGGGGATGTGGCGGTGCTTGAGGGCACGCCCTTGGGGATTACCGGGCGATTTTTGGTTTGGGAGACGAGATGCTGGGCAGACGGCGAGAGCGCGGGCACGGTTATCGAGCTGGTGGAAGAGACAACATAATGACAAAAGGAGAGGATGGATATGTGGCTGGCGGAACAGGCGGCTTTGGGCGCCCGCGACGGCGAGCAGGGCGCGGAAATAGGCGTTGTGACCATAGGCGGGGCAAAACCGGCGGTGATGCTGGAGGGCGAGAAGCGGCAGACGGAGATGCTCACGCCCGGAGGTGTTTACTGGGCTCCGGCGGCGGGGCAGCAGGTGGCGGTTTTGCGCTGCGGCGACGAATGCTTCGTGTGCGGGCAGGTGCAGGAGCAGCAGATCAAGCTTGAGAGCGGGGATGTGCTGATAAAAAGCGGCGCGGGGCAGGTGTACCTGCACGGCAACGGCGCAATAGAGCTTGTGGGCGAAGTCAACGTGAGGGGCAATTTGTATATAAACGGGGTGAACATCCTCTCTATAATGCCGGTGTGATGGGGGTGGAGCTTTGGAGCTGAAAATTAAGGACGGAGAATATGTGGAAAGCCGGTACGGCGGCTTCGAGACCGTGTCGGGGCGGGAGGAGACTATACAGCGCGTGCTGATGAAGCTGTCGGCACGAAAAGGGGGATTTTTTCCCTGCCCGGACTACGGCAGCCGACTGCACACTCTGCCGGGGATGAAAAAGTCCCAGCGAAGCGCGGGGGCGCGGCAGTTTGTACACGAGGCACTCGCCGATGAGACGGACATTACTGTCGGTGAGGTGACTTACGCCGAGGAGGACGGCTCGGCCACGGTGACGGTGGAGTTGTGGATAGACGGCGGGGAGAGT